ATGTCCGGTCGGCAGTGGTAGGCGCCCAGGTGGCATGGGAATTCGAGCGGCTGGGGCTGGTGTAGCTGCCGCGGTAGTGGTTTGAGACGGACAAAAAACAATGACAACAGAAAAACCTTGGCCGGATTCGTCGGCGGTCTTGCGGTTGGAGCACGGCAGGCAAAGGGTTTGCAGGTTGGTGAGGGCGTCGGTACCGCCTTCGGCCTTGGGGATGATGTGGTCGCAGATGCGAGCGCTGCCGGAGGGTGCGGTGAAGATGCCCATGCGCAGGCACTCCTGGCACAGACCGTTATCGCGGGCGAAGACGATCAGGCGGAGCTTGTCCCAGGCGGCACCGTAGCCGCGGGACTGGCGGGAGCCGCGGAAGGGGTCGGCGAACTTACCGAGCTTGGCCTCACCGCGGTGGGCGTCGCAGTACCCGGAGTCATGGCGCACGAGTGCCCCGCAGCCAGCGTGCTTGCACGGGCGGGCGGCTTTGATCGGCATGTCAGGCACCAATGAAAAAGCCCGCGGACCTTTGGTCGGCGGGCTATGTACGGATTAATACTCTTACTACGTTTCGGACTCTACACCTGCAAAAATGGGCGTGTCAAGCATCAAGCCGCCCGAGCATGCTGTTTGATGTACTCGATAGCCTGCTCGACACGTGCCCGCTCCTGCCGTGCAGCGTCAGCACGGCGTGCCAACTCAGACCGCAAGACAGCATGCCCCTCTTTCACGCGGGTGACGTACGTCCGGTAATCGATGCCGCCGCACTTCTGCGCCAACACCGTCAGCTCGGTTTGTTCCCAGGCCCAGAAGAGTTCTACCGGCCGGCGGTAGTGGGCAAGCAGGGTTTGCAGCGCGCGGTCAGTATCGTCCGCCTCACCGGTCATCACCGGCATGTGAGCTTCGGCGTAGCCGGAGCTGCCTTTGATATCCCAATCCACCTGGGCAAAGCCCATGCTGCTACCGCAGCGCCCCAGGGCCCAGTTGCGCATCCGCCGGATGAATGCTTCATCCAGCTCCGCCAACACCCCACCCGGATCATTCCTTGCCATCACACAGCCCTCCACAGCACACACGTCACACCGCGATCAACTGGCAGCCGCCGGAGCGGGTGGCCAGCCGAGAACGCAAAAGGCAAGTCGCCACGACCGCCACCACAAAAACCATCTGTGCCCCGCGGCTGGCAGAAGGAGGCGCAGAGCGCACAGGCCTGCATAGGCCGGGCCAGGTGGCCCTCCATCCACACCAGCCAGCCATCAAGGGCCGGAACGTCGTTTGATTGCACTGCGCCGGCCAGAAAGCCGCGGGCTTCGAGGAGGTCGGACTCAGACCATCCGTCCGCAGCCAGCCGGCGGGCCACCTGGGGCCACAGGGTGCGCAGGCGAGGCACGTTATTCATGACGCACCTCACCCATTCCGCACTCTTTCCGCACTCTTTTTTTAAGTAAGGAGTGGATTTCCCCTGCAAAAACAATGACTTTCCTTACTCTCCTTACTTTCCGTACTTTATTTTTATGATTTACACACATAGGCGCGCGCGCGTGAGGCGATTGCAAAAAAAAGTGCGGAAAGTGCGGAAAGCAAGGAATGTCATTGATTCGTAAGTGTTTTTTTCTCCTTACTTTAAAAAAGAGTAAGGAAAGAGTGCGGAGTCGATTGCCGCAGGCGGGTTTAGAAGGCTGCATCGAACGCACCTCGCCCTTGAACAACGGCACCGCCCAACGGCTTGAGGTGCGGCGGGACGTACTTGTAACGCTCGGCCGCCGCAACTTGGCTTCCGCCATCTTTTTTAAGGCAATGCAGTCGCGACAGCACATGCCCCACGCGCATGGATATAGCAGGGGTCAGCTTGTCGGGCGTGAGACACAGGCCCGAGGCGCAGGCCTCCGACATCGTGAATGGCGCTGTCTGCTGGGAAATCCAGCGCCCCAGGATTTCATCGAAAGGCTCGGGCATGCCGCGGCGGCGCTGTTCGGGGTCGAACAGATCGCGCTGCTCCTCTTTTGTTGGCCATGTCCGCTCGCCGGCACGCACTCGGGCGAGCGCTTCGGCCATCAGCATGGGGTGGGCAACCTTGAGGCCATCCAGATCGAAGTCGTCGGAGGTTTCGCGGGTCAACAGTGGCCAAAAGCGCCGGGCGCCGGTCGGGTCTTTGAGATACTCGCTTTCGTTCGTCGTGCCCCAGAACGTGCATTGCCGCGGCACCTTGATGAGACGCTTACCAAACACCGGTCGGTACTCATCATCCTGCCGGCTCAAAAACGACTTTTGCTTGCGCTCTTCGGCCTTCATAAGCGATCCCATTTCGGCAATCTCATAGACCAAATGGCCGGGCAGGCTCAGCAGCGAGTCTTTGTTTTCGATGTTCAGGTCGGTGTCGCCGAACCAGTCCCAGCCAAAAATCCGGGCGACTGCCGACTTACCATCCCCTTGCGGGCCCTCAAGCACGAGACAGTAATCGTGCTTGCAGCCGGGGTAGAGCACCCGCTTGACGATCGCCATGCCCGACCACTTGGCTACCAGGCGGGCGTACTGGCTATCCTTGACCCCGACGTAATCCATCGGCCACATCTCAAGGCGGTCAATCCCGTCCCACTCCGGCAGGGCCTCGAGGGCTTCGCGCACCGGATGAAACCGATTGGCCCGCGCCACTACTTCGACGGCCTGACCGACCTTGTTCGGCGAAAACTCCGACTCATGCACCCGCTGCAGCCAGATCGCCGTCATGGTGTCGAGGTAATCGCTCCACTCCCCCGACGTCGGGCCGGTGCGCATGAAAGGTGGCCGGCGCCGAAAGACGACGCGCTCGGCGAACTCATCGTAGGCCAGCACGCCACGCCAGTCGGGCATGTGGCTCAAGAACAATTCGGCGTTGGCGAGGCAATCGGAAATGAACTTGCCCTTGTAAATGATGCGGGTGTCCCACGACTCATCGGGCGCATCCAGCGGTCCATTGCCGCCATCGGCCGGCGGCCAACCACCGCCTTCCCCCGCGGGAGCATTTAAGGGGTAGGAAGCACTTTCGGCGTCGTCAAAATCGCCTGACTCTCCCTGCAAAAAGGCTTTCCCCCCCTTGTCAGCTCCCGCATGGGCAGAGTTCAAGCCGGTGGGTGAGTCCGTAGGGGCGACGGGGGGCGGCTCGGGGAAATCAAAGGCGTGCCGGGCAATCGGGGGGCGGCTTGGGCGTTCACGGGCTTTGGCCCAGGGAGACTTCCAACCCGCGTCGGCGGCTTGCTGATACACCGTGCCCATCGTGATAGCCGACGGCTTCATCCCGGCCCAGCGGCGCCATGTGTCTTCGGCGCTGGCATACTTTGCCGACCTCGCGCTCCAGGTGTCCCACAGCGCATAGGCGGCCGGGCTACCGCCAAAGCTTGATTTGAGAGCCAGGCCGACATTGATCCAGCTTTGATAATCATCGGGCGTGAGGTAGCCCAGCGCCTCTTCGGCGGTAGCCAGCTCTTGCGCCATGCTGCGGACTCGGCCGGCACCAGGCTGTACGGGTGTCGGCATTGAGGGCGGCGGGGCCGCCGATGCTGGGCTTCGGCCGCGGGCGGCCTCCACCGTGGCGCGAAGCCTGCCGAGGGTTTCATCGGCCAGCGGGTGCAGCACGAAGGGTGCGCCGGGATAGGCAGCGCCAGTGAAGGTGAAAAACTGAGCGCCAACAAAGCATTCCACGCCGGCCGCGTTGCTTTTGAAGCTGCGCAGGCCTTCCACGTGCTCCCGGAGCGCAAAAATATGCACCCCGGTGCCGGATGGCGACACTTCGGTGTAGCTGCCGCAGGCCGCAATGATCGCGGCGCATCGTTCGTTCGGCACGCCGTCGACCAGCATGCCGTCAAGGTCGATGCCGATCAGGCCGTCACCCGGCAAAAAGGCAAAGCCGACGCCGTCGAAGCCGGTACCCACCGCCTGAGCTGCCGCGGCAAAATCCACCAGCCGCGCCCGATCGTCGTCGGTGCCCTGGCCACCAAAGCGACGGCCACCCGCAGCGTAGTACGGCATTTTGCGCGGCTTTTTTTCGGGCGTTTCGCCCGGCTCATACCGCCACACCAACCACTGCTTGCGCACCGACAGATCCGGCAGCACCGCCGCCGGCACCGGGCAGCGGGCCCGATACTCGGCGCGATACGCCGGCAAATCCGCCCAAGGTTTTTCTGTTGTCATTGTTTTTTGTCCGTCTCAAACCACTACCGCGGCAGCTACACCAGCCCCAGCCGCTCGAATTCCCATGCCACCTGGGCGCCTACCACTGCCGACCGGACATCGGCCGCCCGGGCCTGCACCACCTGTAGCGCCTGGGCTTCAAACTCCGCCCGGGCCTGCATGGCCAAGGCCGGCGAAATCGGCAGGCCACCGGACAAAAACCGCAAAAGCTGCCCCAGCGCCCGGCATGGCATGTCGGGCAACAGGCGGGCAATGCAATCAATCCAGCCACCCAGCGCCGGCACCACCTCCATCCAGCCTTCGGCGGAATCAATGGCACGCATCACCACCGCGCCGCCGGCCTCGTAGGCCTCGCCGGCTTCGAGCATCGCGAACAGCTCGCGAATCGGGCCGGCGATGCGCTCCATCTCAAGGCGGCGGGCCGCAATCACAAACGGCGAGCGGTGATGACTCGGCACCGGGAATTCGGGCCACGCCTGAGCAATGGCCAGATCGATCAAGCTGCGTGCCATGGGGCAGGCTCCTGACGTTGGTTGTAGGGAGTGGGCACCCGGCCGGTGCAATGAGCCTGCATGTGCAGCTGATCAGCGCACGTCCAGCGGGTGACGAGCGAGTCGAGCACGCGCGATTGCGTCACGATCACCCGACAGCAGGTGTGGCAGCCCAGGGGCGGCAGATCGGTGGAGCTCATCGCGCACCCCGCAGCGCCTGCATCAGCACCTCATTTTTAAGGCGCTCTTTCGACAGCTCTTCTTGCAGCACATCGGCCCGGCGCTCAGCTTCGGTTTTGAGCATCACCAGCCCGCAGCCCACTTGTTAGGCACCAATGCCGCCTGCCTCTCGCGCTCAACATTCACGGCCGTCTGCGCGATTCCTAGCGGGTAGTAGGCCCACGCCACAATGCTGTCGCTGTACCAGTCAAGCACTTCCCCATCCTCGTCTTTCAGGTCGAACTGGAAGTCGAGAAAATCGGTTTTGTCGCCGGACATGTATTCGTCAAAGGCCGGCTCGTCGTCGTACTCGTCTCCTGGCCCTTGTTGCTGAACGTAGGCCGTCATCACCACCGTGTAGGATTCAAACGTACTGCCGCAATCCTCTGAGCGTACGCCTGCCACCATCAGCAGCAGCTTCATGTCGAACGGCGGCGGGCTCACGCCAGGGTTAAACCAGCTGGTTTCGGTAGTGCCAATCAGTTGTGAAGCCATATCTTTCTCCTATCGTTTGTTGCCTAACCCGTCATTCCAGCCGACGCCTATCGGCGCGGCTGAATTCAGGCGTTGGGCAGCCAGGTCAACCAGCGTCGCCCATGCGGGCGATGTGGAACCGTCGCCCTTCCAGGTGCTTCAACGGCTCGGCATCGCCGGTGCAGAAAATGAAGTTCGGCGCGGGCATGAGTTCGACCGGGCGCATCTTGCGATTCACTTCAATCTGATCGGCTGTCACGTACTGCTTGGCTCGTTCCAGTGCCGCCGGGCGGTTCGGGAAGCCTTCGACGATGATCGTCCTGATCTGCGCGTCCATCCAGTTCTGAAGGTCGCGCTCAAAATCATGCAGGCCGATTTCTCGGAACGCGCCTTCTGCTGCTGCCAACTTGCGCGCCAGCGTGCTCTTGCCGCAGCCTTGCGGGCCAACTAGCACGAGTGCGCGCCCTTTTTCGATCTTCGCTTCCATTGCAGTCATCCTTCCTGGGCGTGTCTGCCCAACTTGTTAATCGAGAGGGACCGTCCCTGGCGGGCCGGCCCCTCATTGCCGACGTTGGCAGGCAAAAGCATGTCGCCCTGCACCGCCGTGTCGCCAGCGCCGACTTTTGCATCCTCGAACAGCCGGGGCTGTGCGTAGGCTTGCTCTATTCGGCGGCAGGCGCTTTGAAAATGTTTCAGGTCTTTTTCAATTCCGATGAACCGCCTTCCGGTCAAGACACAAGAAACTCCCGTCGTCCCGCTCCCCATGTACGGGTCAAGGACGATTGCGCCGCTCGGCACTTTTGCAAGATCGAGACACCAAGCCATGAGAGTTACAGGCTTTTGTGTTGGGTGTACGCGGTCTTTCGATTCCCCCTGCAAAGACACATCTCTTTTGCAATAAACCCCGTGCCCGCCCTTCATCCATGCAATTTCGGCATCGCTTAGGAAAGACCCAAAGCCTTCGTCGTATCGCTTCAGCCAAACCAATGAAGTGCCAACTGGAAGCCGCATTCCGAAATGATTGCTTCCCCAAAGAATTACCTTATCAAAAGTCAGCCACGGGGCCGGGTCAAAAGGCTCGTCATCGTGAAGGATGGTTTCGCCGTGGTGCTTTGTTGGGCCAGTTTTCCCTGTCCCGTTTTTCCCGCGTGTCACCTTTCCGTCCCAGGCCATTCCATACGGCGGGTCAGAAATTACGGCATCCACAATCGGCAGCATCGGCAGCACTTCTCGGCAGTCGCCGTGCCAAAGCTCTGCGTTTCCAATCACTACTTTCTCAGCCATCTCAATTCCTTTCTATCGTGTGCCGCCTAACCGGGCGTTAGGCAACTCGTGCGCTGCATCGAAGTCCGCGTCGGTCATGTCTCGCAGGCGCTTGGTCGCCGTCTCGCCAGAGCCGACTTGCGCCGTGTTTTCGGTGCAGTTGTCGCAGTTCATATTTCGGCCTTCCTCCACTGCGAGGGCAAGCCCCCAGCACAACATGATGCTTTCGTGTGCCTCCATCGTCTGGTATGCACAGCACTTAGGTATCGCCGCCTCGTACTGCTCTCTTGTTATTCCCATTTCAACCTCCGTTGCCTAACCCGGCAGTCCAGCGGACGCCGTTCCGGCGACGCTGACTTCTGCGTTATGCAGCACCAATTCACCCGCGCCGAAAGCCGTAATCCTTACAATTCATTCAAGCCGACGCCTACGGCGCGGCTTAATTCAGGCGTTAGGTGGCAAATCGGCACATGCGTTGCACAACACGCCGACCATTCGCACCTCCTGCCCGCTGCGCGTCCTGCCGGTGTATTCGGCAGTCTGGCCACTCAATTCCTGCGGCGTTCTCCAAAGTCCGCACTTGCCGCACTGCGACTGCTTGATGCCTGCCTTCCGCTGCACCTCTGCCCATTCGTGCCAAGCTAGGTATCCCTCGGGTGGCAGATCGCCCGGCTTGTAGGTTTCCTGCTCCAAAATGCACGCCACTTTCATTTTTCGCCTCCCGCCCCTAACCCGGCGCTCGTTAGGACTCCCATCGCATTCGCCATCGGCCCTGCGCCCTGGCACTCGCGAGTTTCTGCGCCGGGGTGCCCCGACGCGCCAAGGCGCAGGGCGGATGTGCCCGCATCACCGCCGCGTTATGCACCATTGTTCTGCGCCATGCGTTTTTCATGCAGTTCCAAAATGCGCTTCATATCACCAGCCAGCCGCAGTGCGTGGCACGACGAGCACACCCTATTGATGAGCCGCCCCATTCGTTCCCTGTCCGGTACGGTTGCTGGCTTCTCTCCGCAAATCTCACACATCTTTTTTGCAACGTTCAATCTCTTATGTGTCTATTGCGCGTTAGGGCGCATCACGCACGTCTAGGTGGCCGTGCCGTTGCGTGCCAAGGTCAATTCCAAGCGCATTGGCAATGCCAATGATGTAGGCCTCAGCAAACTCCGCGTCACCCATTACAACTTCGCCCTTGTGCGGCTCAAGCGGCAGGCCGGCCAAGGTGCGAATGTGCCTGATCGCACACTTCATATTCAGCGCGGCCATTTCGTAGGAATCGCCGTTCACAACAAAGCTTTTCGTTGGCGCGTGGTACTTCATATTTCCTCCGTTGGGGCATGCGCCCTAACCATTCGTTGCATGCGAAGCCGCTTCGCGGCCAGCATCAAAACGGAATGTCGTCTTCCGGGAAGTCGCTGCCAGCGGCGCTCGGCTGCGATTGTTGCAGCTCGTTTATTGTCCGTTTACGCTGCTCAGATTCGCGACGCTCTCCGTCCTGCTTGCTGCCTTGCAGGGTTACGTCTGAAACACGCATCGTCATGTAGGCTTTGCCTTCGTGGACCCGCACGCCAGCCTGACCGCTAACTGCGACTTTAGAGCCTTTGCTGATGTACGGCTCAAGCGACTCCGCTCGCTTGCCCCACAGTGAGCAATCGACCCAAAGCGTGACGTTCTTCTGACCTTTTCGCTCGGTAACGCCGACCGAGAAGTTCAGAACGGGATCGCCCTGCGGCGTGTGGCGCAGAACCGCGTCCTTACCGACATTCCCGGATATCGTCCAGTTATTCATTCGGCTACCCTGTATTTCGCAACAATTCGATCAACGTCGGTGACGAACTCAGACACGGCCACCGACAGACGCGCGATATAGTCAACGTCGCGAGTCACGCGTTTGATGAAGATCGGCAGACCGGGCCAGTAGCTCACGAAGTCGCACCATTCACGCCCGCTCACCCAAAGCTGCCCCTGAATCTGCGCCATGTGCTCATGCGGAACCGCGTCGGATTCGAGCACATCAAGCTGCAGATGCGGAAGTTTCGACTTGATTTCGAGCGCGCCATCTTCTCCAACAAGCGAATCAGGGCTGCAGCCAATCCGACCGCGCCGCAGGAATCCTACCTGCACCGGCTCAACGTCAGCGATCAGCGCGTAGGCGTCGCGGGCCTCGCCTTCGAGTGCCTTGCCGCGTTCCGTGTGCCGGTTTCCTTCCCACTTGTCTGCGACCTGCCCTGTGATGATTTCACCGGCAAGCGTGAGCATGTATTTCCGTCGCGTCGCTGAGTCGCCGCCGCCGCGACCCTTTGCAAGCACGGTCGCAAACTCGCTTGCGGTCACGACGCCAGCGCGGGCGGCGAACCATTCATCCGTGCCTTGCTCGCATTCGATTACCTGTAGTGCATCAAGCATTGTCGCCACCCTGATCCGGCTTGCGCTGACTCAGCAGCGTGCGGCACTTCTCGAACCACGATGCAGGTATGTCCTGCAGGCTTTCGACCTTGGCCCACTGCAGAAACTTCGCTTTGTCGCGCCCGTTGGCGTCGATCAGGTCTTGCAGTTGCGCCTGCTGTTCATCGCTCAATTTCTCGACTTCGACCAGCTTCGGAACTTCGCGCGCCTCGCCTTCGATGATCCGCTGCGCCTCGTCTTCGTCGTAGATTCCGACGAAGCCAAACGCGATGCGAGCACACTGAATCATAGCCTTGTGACGCAGCATCCGGCGCGGGTGAGACTTCCACGGACCAACGCCATCGCGACGGCATTCGGCCATCCACTCGGTGACCTTGATCGGGTGCGTGCGGTCCTTGCGGTAAATCACGCATGTGCATGACTCGTCGTCTTGTGCGAAGTCCATGCCATCGAACTGCGGATTCCCGTTGATGATCCGCGCCCATCCGTCCACGCCGACGACAGGGACAATACCGTTCTGCCGGTCAGGGAATGCGTAGATCTCCTTCGTCCACGGATTAAGTCCATATTGCTGAGCGACGATAAGCAACGCAGTCATCTGCGCATCGCTGACTTGCCCGCGAAACGCTGTCGATTTCAGCACCGAAAGAAGTTCGCCGCCGTCCGTTCCGACGTTAAGCGTCGCAGCAAGTTTGCTGCTCAGTGCAACGAGCGCGCTCATGCCGCACCCCGCTGCTTCGCCTTGCGCTTGGCGTGGGCTTTCTTCGCGGCGCGCTTGATTGCTGCGGCGCCGGTTTGGCGTCGATGGTTTGGCGTCACGCGTTGCGAGCTGGGGCCGAGCTTGATACGGTACACGCCTACACCATCAATCATGTAGGTTTCGGATGATGCGAACCCAGCACCAATGGTTCCCAACACCGCCGAAAAATACGAACTGGTCTTTTTCATGCTGCGCACTCCGTCGTGCTCAGATGCCGCTCGACCGCAGCGCGCAGCTTCAGCGTTACAAGGTGCTCGCCAAGTCCGTTGTCTTCAAGCAGCTCGACAGCCTCGCGCGCTGATTCGACAAGCGTAGCGTTCGCAATCACCATCGCGATGCGTTCCTGTTCTGCCGCAGCGCGTGCTTCGCGTTCTGCCTTGGCCTTCGCTTCGGCTTCATGGCGTGCGATGCGATCCGCCTCGCGCTGCCGTTCGATCTCGGCCAGGCGCGCATCTTCTTCCGCCTTGCGCTGCGCTTCCTGCGCGGCGCGAAGTTCGGCGCGCTCAATTGGCGCAAGTTCAGTGCTGCTAGTGTTGCTCATGCTTCCACCCTCAATAGTAATGACGCGATGACAAGGAAAATGGAAAGGCCGATTACAGGCCACGACTCGACCCAATCCAGCGACGGGACCGCAAGGAATCGAGTCCAAAAAGTGCCCGCTGTCGCGACAGTGGCGGGCGCACTGTTGGGGGGATTCGCCACGCTGGCAGGGGGAGTGCCAGCGTTTTGAAGCGTGCGCGACTCACGCCGGGGGAGTTCCGAAGGGTTGAACTGGTATGCGTGCGGCAGCGAATGCACTGCAGTTGCGCCTATTTGCGCCTCGAAAGGCACTAGGACGTATTTGCGCCGCCAGATTTCGCGGCGGTCTTGGTTTGACAGCGGCGGCACAGGCCAGCGCGAAGCGATGCGCTCAACGATCATGCGGCACCGCCTTTGCGCTTGGCGCGTGCGCGGTTTCGGGCTTTTGTTGCAGCGCGCTTGATTGCTGCTGCACCAGTCTTTCGCGACCCTGTGAGCGGGTACGTGTGAATCAGGAACCGTTCAAGCGTGCTCATTCGTCACCGCCTTCCGCAGCAACTGCGCGGTCATATTCGGCAGCGTCTTCGAGCCGCTCGAACTCCGCTTCGAGCATTTCGTCGAGAAGCCACGTCGCGAACAATTCGCGAACTCGGTCCTCGCCGAGCACGCGCACGGCGCGCTCGCAGATGACGGCGGCAGGGATGACAGTCATGTCGCCCTGGTCGTCTTTGTATTTCTCGACCCTGACTTCGCGAGGGTCGATCAAATCGCACTCATGCTTGATCACGGCGCGCTCTCCAGTTGTGCAAGGTAATCAGCGCAGGGCACGCCAGCGCACCAAGGACAAAACCGCATGCAAAGGCGATCATTTGAAAACGTCCATGTTTCCGCCGAACGAAGGCGAGACGCGATCCGGTTGGGTTGCCGACCTGATTTGCATGATTGACTTCGGCGCGACGATGCCAGCGTTCAGGCACTTCGCGCGGATTTCAGACAGTGCCAACGAAGGGTTTGTCTGCTTGCTGATGACGGTCACGCCGTCGCTGTGATACGTGTGCATTTTGTTCTCCTTCCCGCCCCAAGCGGTGAGGCCATATCACCACGGATCAAGCTGGTTTGCAACTATGGTTGCGTGCATTTGTTCTTATCGAAAACTGCGATGCTATAGGAAAAAACTATGAGACAACACGCCGCAACCGTGGTTACATATCCGCACCACAACAACGGATCGCGAACATGATGAAGGTCAAGACTCTGCTGAAAAAATCAGGCATGAATCGCGGGCAGCTCGCAAAGATCGCAGGTTGCAGCCGCGCGGCGGTTGCGAAATGGGACGTTATCCCGCTTGGTCGCGTTCCAGCGGTGGCTAACTCGCTTGGCATCATGCCGGAGATTCTGCGCAGCGATGTGACATGGCATCGCGACGCGGAAGGCGCGATAACCGGTTACACGGTGGCGGTCGAAAAATGAGCTACTCAGACTTCCTGGCGCGCAAGCGTCATACTTCAGGAGACTTTGGCTTCGATCCGATGTGGATGCCTGACTGTGCGTTCGACTTTCAGCGGCACATCATCGAAAAGGCTGTGAGAAAGGGCCGTATCGGCGTGTTTGCCGATACAGGTCTAGGCAAGACGTTGATGCAAGTCGCCATCGCCGAGAACGTCGTACGAAAGACAAACGGGCGGGTGCTGATCCTGACTCCGCTGGCCGTGGCTTTCCAGTTCATCGACGAGGCAGAGCGAATCGGTGCCGGTGACATTGCGCACAGCAAAGACGGCAAGCTGACGCAGAAGATCACTGTATGCAACTACGAACGTCTCCACATGCTGAACCCTGACGACTTCGTGTGCGTGATGCTGGACGAATCAAGCATCCTGAAGAACTTTGCAGGCAAGACGCGTGACCAGATCGTCGCGTTCATCAAGCGTGTTCCTTATCGCTTCCTGGCGACGGCAACACCAAGCCCTAACGACTTCATCGAACTTGGCAACAGCTCAGAAGCCCTTGGATACATGGGCTACATGGACATGCTTGCAAGGTTTTTTCGGTCGAACCAGAACAGCGTTGATAGCAACAACCGGAACATCGGCGAAAAGTTCTATCTTAAGCCGCACGCCGAGCGAGATTTCTTTGCCTGGGTGAATCAATGGTCGGTCATGGTCAAGCGACCTTCAGACCTTGGCTTCAGCGATGCTGGATATGAGTTGCCATCGCTGCATGTTCACAAGCACATTGTCAAAAACGATGCCACATGGTGCATCGATGGGCAGCACTCGCTTTTCGCAATGCCAGCAAAGTCGATGACAGAGGTCCGCGAAGAACAAAAGCTGACGGTTAAAGAGCGGTGCGAAAAGGCCGTGCAACTTGCAGACGGGAAAACGTCTGTCTACTGGTGCAACCTGAACGAAGAAAGCTCGCTTCTATCTGAACTTGACCGCGATGCGGTCGAGATTGTCGGCGGCATGTCGATTGACCAGAAAGAAGAAATCCTCGTTTCGTTTGCTCGCGGTGAAATTAAGCGCCTTGTCACAAAAGCCAAGATGACAAGCATGGGACTCAACTGGCAGCACTGTAACCATACGGTTTTTTTCCCTACATGGAGCTACGAGCAGTACTACCAGGCCATCCGACGATTCTGGCGATTCGGGCAAAAGCGCGAAGTTACTTGCGACATGGTGATTTCAGAAGGCCAAGAGCGCGTTATGGAAGCACTTGAGCAAAAAACGCAAAAGGCCATCGAGCTTTACTCAAACCTTGTCGCAAACGCGAACCAGGATTTCAGCGTTAAGACAAAAGACTTCACGCAAACCGTACAAGTACCGGAGTTTATGAAATGACAGCAAAAGACCAGAGCATCACCGCTGACTACGCCATCTATAACAGCGATTGCATGGAGGTGCTGCCTTCGCTCCCTGACAACTCGGTTGACCTGTCGATCTACTCGCCACCGTTTGCTGGCCTTTACAACTACAGCAGCAGCGAGCGCGACTTTTCCAACTGCGAAAGCAAAGAGCAGTTTCTTGATCAGTACGAGTTTTTGGTTGAGCAGATCGCGCGCGTAACGAAGCCTGGGCGAATCACCGCAGTTCACTGCACTGATGTTTTCGACAACGCCTGCCGTCTGTGGGACTTCCCGCACGAGATCATCCGTATCCATGAAAAATACGGGTTCCAATACCGCAACCGCATCACGATTTGGAAAGAGCCGCTCAAGGTTCGCATGCGTACGATGGTCAAGAGCCTCATGCACAAGCTGATCGTAGAAGACTCTACGCAGTGCTTCACGGCCATGCCTGACTATGTGCTTGTGCTGACAAAGAAAGGCGACAACGCGGTACCTGTCGTGCATCCTCGCGGACTGACACGATACTTTGGCGCAACTCCGATCCTGCCTAACATCCTAAAAGCGTTCAACAACGCGAACGGAACTGAGTTCACAGACTCTCAGTTGTGGGAATATCTGAAAACAACATTTGCTGACCATCAAGACCCGAAAAGTAACAAACTATCTCACTACATCTGGCAGCGATACGCGTCTAGCGTGTGGGACGACATTCGGATCGACAACGTGCTCCCGTTTCGCGACGCGAAGGAAGATGACGATGAAAAACACGTCCATCCGCTACAGCTTGATGTGATAGACCGACTTGTCGAGCTTTACAGCAACGAAGGCGAGACCGTGCTGACGCCTTTCATGGGAGTCGGAAGCGAGGTCTACAGTCCTGTCAGCCTTGGCCGTAAAGCTGTAGGAATTGAATTGAAGGACAGCTACTACAAGCAGGCAATGCGGAACATGGCCGTCTGCAAAGATCGGTTTTTGGATGACGGTTCAATCAGCCAGATCGGATTATTCGATGACGTTGGAGACATTTCGCTGTGAAACACGACCGCGCAAAAATCCTCGCGCACCTGGCTGCGATCCTCGCGCAGCTTGAACGCGAGCACAGCCTAGCAGAGCAGAACGCAGCAGCCGTCGCGCTTGGTCGGCCTGATCTTGTGCGCAGTGGGCAGGTCGATATGTTCGGGCAGCACTCTGCCTGAGGGGTATTTATGTCTGGCGATTGGATCAAGATGAGATTCGACCTGCAAACGCATCCGAAAATTGTCCGCATGATGTCCGCAACAAATGCGGACAGGTTCAGCGTTATCGGCGGATTGCATGCTGCTTGGTGCGTTTTTGACGTTCACTCTTGTGATGGAATACTTAACGGTTACACGCCTGATGTTCTGGATACGATGATCGGAT